ATTTTTATATATCTTGTAACATATAAATCTTGTGGTAAATCTAGAAATGTATTATTAGCTGATAATGTAGTTTCAATAGTTTTACGATAAGCTGATATATCTGCCTCCCTGAATATACGCATTTCTGCAAACTCAATGCATAAATCTATAGGCGCTACACCAGATCCAGTGGCCGCTGTAAACTCAGCAGCATCGTTTTCTAAGAAATCTTGTATCGCTTGTTTAAGTTGTACGTATGTTAGTGCCATTAATCGCCCCAATCTCCTTTACCATATTGTCCTTGTCCATAAGGTGATTCATCTATTACAATGTTGATTATACCTTGTTGAGCTGTCATTGTCAACGTATCTTCACTAGCTCCCCATACACCATCATCATAAGCTTGTTCACCCCAACCACCTACTCCTGGAGCTGGTGCACCTATGCCAATTTGTACTTCACCAATGTTTGCTTGAACTTGATCTTTACTAAATCCAAGATCGCCCCAAGCATTTTCACCCCATGAAACGCCTGATGGTGTTCTATCATTTTGATCTAGTGGTACATTGAAGTTTAATACTACTCCACCATCTTGATCAACTCCATCACCTAGAATTGCTGAAGTTCCTTCTTGTGATACTACAGCACTTATCATTGGTACTACAGTTCCTTGTTGTGCAGTTGTTGTTATTTCATCTCTAGTATAAGGGAATGCTCCGTATAAATCTTCACCCCAAGAAATAGAAGTCATGTTAGGATCAACTATTACTGGTATGATAACTGTACCTTGTTGAGCAGTTGCTGCTAAACCTTGTGCATCTTCTTGACCACTTATGTTAACAGTTCCTTGTACCGCAGTAGCTTCTAATCCTTGTGCTTCTTCTGTAGGATTTATTATTACAGTGCCTATTGCAGATGTTGCAGCTAGACCTGATACAGTAACAACTTGTGGAACAACAACTTCGTTTGCACCATGTTGTGCAGACATAGATAAACCTTGTGCTTCTTCTGTTACTGATATTTCTACTGGTCTTAAAAATGCACCCGCAGCAAATGATACTTTGCCATGTAGAGGTCCTAATCTTACTGTTGTAGTTTGACCTGCTAAATCGTTATCTGTTCTAGGTTTAAATAAAACATTACCCCTAGCACTCTTTAAATATTTTTGTGGTTCTAGTTGTGGGTGTTTAGGTGTGAACTCTGACTTGTCAACACGCATACCTGTCCACTCGGTACGTGCATTTTTATAAGGTCTTTTAAATCCTGTACGATCGTCTATGAAGACCGCATGTTTACCTTTTGCGTATTTAGCCATTTAGTAAACCTGTGGTTGTACGTAGAAACTTACTCTCTCCCTATCCTCATCTTTTGCTTTGGCCCAGTCTTCATCATAAAAAGGTTTTAATACCTGCAATCTATCAGGAGCTTTTTTCATAGCTAGCTCCACTGCTAAACCACTAATCAAAGCTGGTAAATATCTTTTTGGTATCTGTGGATTTTGTGAATACGTAGCAGATACATCTTCTGGATATTTAATTGACCAAGCAACAAACTGATAATATGTTTGATCTGGTATTGGCCATAGATAAATTTTATGAGTTGCTGTACCGCTTGATGTGAATTGAGCATTTCTCTCTACAGAAAATTGAACTGGTTTACCTGTATCACTTTTTGTTGGTATTTGTAAATATTCGTCAAGACTTATTCTTTCTAAAGAAATGTCTTGTGGGCTACTAGCATCGGAGTTATCCCTAATTACTCCATCTAATATATCAAGATGACTGCCTGCACTTACTGTAATATGATCTTGATCTTTAGTCATAGCTATTGTTTCTAAGTTTAATGTAAATAAATTTACACCATCGTTAACCCATTTTGTTAATAATAGGTTTAAAGAACGTCTAGCTGTTTTTAAATCATAACCACTTTTAGTTTCTATTCCACAACGTTCATACGCTTCTTGTATTATTTCAGCTGTGTCTAGATTAAAAGTATGTGTACCAGAAGTGACCATCTAGTCCTCCTATCCCATGAATACTGTTTTAATTAACCAAACAAATTGTGCAAAAACCATAACGCCAACAGTCCATATAATTTTCTGTATACTATTAATTGCTTTTTCCATGTGCCATAAATCGTTACTCTTGATAGTATCTATCTTTTGATTTAACAATTTTAGCTCACCTTTCATTTCGGTAATCTCTAGTTTATTGTTTATTTCTTCAGACACGTTATGCTATAAATGATGTAAGACTTTCCATCTTACCTACTTCAAATTTAGCATAAGCACCATTTGGAAATAATACTCCTTCATCTGGAACTGTGATATCTCTAGTTACAGTTGCTGAAGCTACAGTTCCTACTTTCATCAAGTTGGTTCCTGTTGGTGATCCGTCATTAAATTCAACCGTACCAGCTGCTGCATCATTTACAATGTATGCACCTTTTAATCTAATACGTCCTGCAAAAATTACGTCTGCTGCGCTATTGTTTATACCTGCAGAAACGTTTCCTGCGGCTGCACCACTAGCAGCAATTTGTGTTACTGTTTTAAAATAACTTGAACCAGTTGCAGTACCTGCGTTTGCCCCTGTTATAACCTCTGTTTGTGCGTCTCCATTTACGTCTGTGCCTGTAACAGTGAATGTTATACCACTGTCATTACCTGCACTTAAAATAGTGACAATTCTTCCTGAAGATAAAGTTACTGATCCACCATCTGCTAAAGCTCCACCAAGGGTTAAGTTTCCTGCACCACTTACTGAAGCAGCACTAGAAATACCATCGGCATCTAAAGCGGTAGTATCAGAGATAAACTTTGATCTTGTATCTGATTTTCCAACCATGTTAACTCCTTTTAATTGTTATGAGGAGGTTTTTACACCTCCCCATATTATAACATTATCTTTCTACTGCTGCAAATACGTAATCAATTGTCATTGATTTTGCTGCGGCTTCACCGTTCTGAATACCAAAAGAAATTGTCAGTTCTTCATCATCAGGTATATTTGTTAGTGTAGTTTCTTCTGCTACTAATGCATCATCAATAAATATTCTTACTGAACCATTTCCGCCATTACCTGTTGGGTCATAGTGAAATGCTACTGTTACGAATGTATCATCAGAGATAGTTGCTACTGAAGAGTTCGTAGTCGCAGTGTTGTTCTTTTCAATTAAATGATCCATAGTTGCTGCACCATCTGCTTTGATAAAGAAAATACCATCAGTTGTATCTAATGGAGTAGTATCTGTGATACCTAATCCCATTACAAAATCTGATTGTGTTGCGTCACTTACTTTAAATTTAGCTTTAAAAAATAAATTTTTACCAGCTACGTATTTAAACGCTTCGCCTTTTAATTGTAAGAAATCTAAATCATTATCAGCGGCATCATTTGTAATTAATAATGCACCACCAGCTTGTGAAGTTAGCGCTTCAGTAGCATCTCCTCCACCTGCTTCAGTTGTAGTGATAGTCCACTCGTCTGCATGATATGTGAAAAAATCGTTTGCATATGAATAATATTTAAACGGGTCTAAGTATGGGTACTCAAATAATGGATTCCCTGGAATCTGATTTGATACTCCATTTCTAAAATGTGTAGTCGGCATATGAACAGCCCTCCTTTAAGGCCAGTGAGATAAACTCACCATTCATGTTAGTTTGAGGGGGCACTCGTTAAAATGCCCCCCTAGGTTTTTAGCTTGGGTTTGATGCCCAAATACCACGCCAGTCAGAGAACCCAAAAGAGTATCTCTCTCTAGCTTTGTATCTTACGTTTCCAGTTTCAAAGTCGCCTTCCATGGAAGTAGCAATTCCAGCTCTGTTGAACATTTTCATTCCGTGTGGAGAATCTGTTCTAATGAACCATCTTTTGCTGCCAGTAAATCTGTGATTTACGTGGTATCCACCAGGTAGCATACCTTTAGATACTAATGCATTCACATCGTTATCTGCAGTTGCTGGTCTGTATGGAGACGCTAATAGTCTTTCCGCAACGAATACTAACTGTCTTGGAATGTGTAAAGTTTTACCTTGAAGAGCCACTGGAATGTCTCTATCATCAGTAAAGCCTGCAATACCAATTAACGCATCTTCCAAAGAAGTTTCTGAAAGTTCCGCTTGTGTAGTGAAAGTGTTCGCTTGAGTTGTACCACTTTGAAGTGGGTGCGCAGTTGACGCTAATACAACACCGTCTCCACCTAATTGAGTAGAGTCAAATGCTTTATTAAATACGCTTGCTGCTTTTGTTTGTTTAGCTGATGCCATTGATCTAGCTAACGCTTTTGTAAGTCTAGTAGAAAGTTTATCATAAAGATTGTCTTCCATAGCTTCCTCAGTAATTGAGAATGCCATAGCGACAGTTTCATGATTATATCTTGCTACCCAACCTTCTCCAGTGTCAGCATAGTTTACAGCTTGACCTTCAAATTTTACAGAAGCTTCTCCAAAACCTGGAAAAAGAACTTCTTCTTCGAAGGCTCTATTTGATGTTTCCTCATCGAACAGCACGGCATGCTCGTTTTCGTATCTAGAATACTCTGTTCCGAAAATTGCATGTAACCCAGGTACTAGTTCTTTAAGGATTTGACCTCTTGATATAGCCAT